ATTGTGTTTGGTGAGGCTCGGCGTATGGTGCAGTCGAGTGAGTTGGCGAATGAGGTTCAGGTTTACCGTGACTCAATTTTTGTTCCGGCTACTCAATCAGTTTTGCGTGTTATCGCTAGTGAGAGTTTCTCGGCCGAGGGGCTGAACCCGAGCCGCGTCGTTATTGACGAGTTGCACGCTCACCGTGATCGGTCATTGTTTGACGTTATGAGTTTGGCTATGGGTAACCGTGGTTCGATTGCGCAACTTGTGGCCGTGACTACGGCAGGTCTGAAGAATGATGTGACCGGTGGGGAGTCTGTCGCTTATCAGCTTTACCAATACGGCAAGAAGGTTGCTACGGGTGAGGTTGTTGACCCGTCTTTTTTCATGGCTTGGTGGGAGGCTCCCGAACGGTTAAAGCACGATGATCCGGAGGCGTGGCGGATTGCTAATCCGGGCTTTGATGATTTGGTGTCTGAGAAGGATTTTGCGAGCGCGGTGCTGACAACTCCCGAGGCTGAGTTTCGCACCAAGCGTTTGAATCAGTGGGTGAATGTGAAACAGGCGTGGCTTCCCCCTGGTGCGTGGGAGAACTTGCAAGAGGATGGTGTGCGCCTCGAGCCCGGCGATGAGTATGTGTTGGGTTTTGATGGTTCGTGGAAGAATGACTGCACTGCGGTTGTGGCGATTATCAAGCCGCGCTTTGAGGATGATGTTTATCGTGTGATGCGCGTGGCCTCATGGGAACGCGAGATGACTGATGACGATTCGTGGGTTGTTGATAAACAACTGGTCGTGAACACGGTGATGGATTTCGTGCGCGAGAATCCGGGTTGTATTGAGCTCGTGGCCGATGTGTCTTTTTGGCAGGATGAGGCGTATCAGTGGGCGCAGGCTGGGCTTCCCGTTGTGGAGTATCCGCAAACGCTAAACCGTCTTGTGCCGGCGACGGCAAAACTGTATGAGGGGATTATGGCGGGGAAGATTCGCCATGACGGTGATGGCGCGATTCAACGTCACGTTGATAACTGCATACTCAAGATGGATAGTAAGGGTGGTTCACGGCTGACGAAGGATTACCGTAACCCGCGTTTGAAGATTGACCTTGCGATTGCTTTGCTCATGGCTTATGACCGGGCATCCGGTAAACTAGAGTCACCGGTTCCACAATTTTACGGATAGGTTTATGAAACTTTTTTCAATGGTCGCGCAGATTGCCGGGCTAGTCGCGGTGACGGCTGGGGTGTCGCTTATCTTTCTTCCTGCCGGTTTGATTGTTGGCGGTGCGTGTTTGGTGCTTGTCGGGTTCGCTTTTGGAATGAGTAAATAATGTTGTTCAATCGTCTGTTCGAGCAGCGCAATATCTCGTATCAAACCATGTGGGCTTCGGGCGACATGGTTGAGTTGAACAACCTTGCTGGCACTGTTGTGAACAATGACACGGTGTTTCAGGTCAACGCGATTTTTAGCGGTGTCAGTCTTATCAGTGATTTGGTTTCTACTCTGCCGGTTGATTGTTTTGTTAATCGTGATGGGGCGCGTTTTCCGTTTCGGCCTAAGCCGTCTTGGGTGGATCAGCCTGATGTTGATTTGCCGCGGCAAGCGTTTTATTCGTCGGTTGTCACGAGTCTGCTACTCGATGGCAATGCGTTTATTCGCGTGTACTCGAACCGACGGGGCGAGGTTGTCAACCTTGTTGTGTTGAACCCGACCACGGTGCAGATTGTCAGAAACGGTATTGGGCGTTTGCAGTTCAATGTGACTGGCGAGGAACAACCGTTGACCGCCGATGACATTCTTTATATCCCGGATTTGTTGCGCCCTGGTCAGGTGCGTGGTGTCTCACGGGTAACTGCGTTGAAAGAAAACTTTGGTCTTGCTCTCGCTCTCGAGAAGTTCGCGGCCACCTTTTTTGGTTCTGGTACTAACCTTGCCGGTGTTATTGAGTTCCCCGGCAACCTCACGCAGGAACAAGCTGACAACCTGCGTTCAGGTTTTGATTCACGACACTCGGGTTGGTCGCGGTCTAACCGCACCGGCGTGCTGTCGGGCGGCGCACAATTCAAACCGACTCAGATTGACCCGCAACAGTCGAGCTTGATTGACTCACGCCGTTTCGCTGTCGAGGATGTGGCGCGTGCGCTAAACATTCCACCGCACTTGCTCGGGCTTCCGGGCACTATGGCCTATGCAAGCGTTGAGGAGAACAACCGGGCGTTTTTGACTTCGACTATTCAGCCGATGGTGGCAAAGATTGAGTCTGCTATTTCTCCGTTGATGAGGCGTTCGCCTGGTGGTGAGAACGCGTATGTGAAGTTCAACATGGATGCGCTTTTGCGTGCGAACATTCAGGCGCGTACTGCCGCGTATTCGTCGGGGCTACAGGCGGGGTATTTGACTATCAATGATGTGCGCCGTCTTGAGGATTTGTTGCCGGTTGAATCGCCGTATGCAAACGAGGTGCGCGTACCGTTGGCGAACGTGACCATTACGGATTCCGAGTTGACGGCGGATGAGAAGCGGGTGCGTATGGCTAATGTTTTGGTGTTGTCTGGTTATGATCCGGCGGAGTCGTTGGCGGCTGTTGGTCTTGACCCGATTGCACACACTGGTTTGCCCAGTACGCAACTGCAACCCGTGGCGCAAGTCGACCCTACTGACCCGAACAAGGCCTATAAGGATGTGATTTAGTCATGCAGTCACCTGGACGTTTGAACATGGAGTGCTATCAGGGCGCGAGCTTTGATTACACGTTGACGTGGCAGACCGGCGGGACACCTGTGAACCTGTCGGGGTATTCGGCGCGTATGCAGGTGCGTGATGGTTTTGATGGCGGTTCGGCCATTGTGAACCTGACTTCGGGCACTGGTATCACGTTGGGTGGGACGGCTGGGACGATTGTTGTGGCGTTGACCGCTACGCAAACGGCGGCGATTGACGCGACGCCTTCCGGTCAGTACGTTTATGATCTTGAGCTTGTGAGCGGTTCGACTGTGACGCGCTTGGTTGAGGGAAATTTCTTGGTCAGCCCGGAAGTCACTAGAGCATGACCACTGTTACTGTGACGACTTCAACAGCGGTTGTTGAGGTTATCCCACCATCTTCTGCAACGGTTACAACGTCGGGCGCGGCGACGGCGACGGTTAGTGTTGCACCTGATTTTGTGTGGCCCGCACCGGCTGAGTTTACGGTTGAGGGTGGAACGCTTGGAACTCAACCAACTTTCAACGGCGCGCCATTGTTTACGGGCAGTTTTGTCAAAATGGGTTCGCTAGTTCATTTCGAGATTCAAGTTGACTTTGACAACATCACCAGTTTTGGCTCGGGGCAATACTATGTGAACTTGCCTTACCCGGCCGCGTTTGCTTACGAGTTCACGGCGGGTTGTTTGCACGACATAAGCACTGGGAGAACGTACCCGATTTTCGGTCACGTCTTTGCGGGTGAGTCTCAGTTGCGTTTGGAGTCGATGGACGCGCAGGGGAACACAACTTTCAATGTGCCTTTTGAGCAGGGTGCTCCGGTGACTTTGAATGTTGCAGACAATTTCCACGTTTCTGGCACTTACATTACGAGCGCATAATGCCTTATTACATTACGCAAGAGAACGCGGATTGCTCCGGTTGGGCTGTCATGGCCATTGACTCCGATGAGGTGTTTGGTTGCCACACAACGAAGCAGTCTGCGATTGACCAGGCGGTGGCGATTTCGTTGGCGGAGGAGGTTGAGTTTTTGGGTGAGCGTAATGAGTCGGGGCCACAGGTTGTGGTGACTGATATTGACGGCACGATTTTCATTGACGGCAACAAGACGAACGAGAACCTGTTGGCGTATCTTGACAGTTTCCCTGACACGTCTATTTTTGTGGTGACGGGGCGACTCGAGGAGGATCGTGAGCGCACGAGCAACGAGCTGACGGATGCCGGGGTGCGCTTTGATGATTTGATTATGCGCCCGGATGAGTCTTTGACTAGTAACGAGTTCAAGGCTGAGACTGCGGTGCGGTTGATGGAAACATATAACGTGATGGTTGCGGTGGATAACGATGAGGGCGCACGCGCGGCCTATCGAGCCGCCGGTATCACGGCACTGCACCCTAATGAAGTTCCGGCTTCTCGTGCGGAGGCTAGAGCCGTTGATTTGACACCACCGGCTTACATGGTGGATGCGGCCCGTAAAGGGCTTGAATGGTTCGCTGAAGGGCTTGCTGGGGATGGTTTGACGGGGCGAACGGTGCGCGAGGCGCGCGATATGGTTGCCGGTCAGGTTTCGGCAGATAAGTGGGTGCGGATTGCGGCGTGGATTTCCCGCCACCTGGTTGATTTGGATTCGCCGGATGCTAATCCGGACTCGGACAATTACCCGAGCGCGGGTGTTGTTGCTCATGCGTTGTGGGGTTCGGATGGTGGCAAGTCGGGCGCGCGCAGGGTGCTTTCCTATGCTGAGGATATAATTGGTAGAATTGAGGCGGAGAACACTAACCGATCTAAGGGTGGCACTGTGTCGAAAATTGAGACTCGCGTTTTTGTAAACGATTTTGAGGTGCGCGAAACGGCTGAAGGTATGACGCTCACCGGCTACGCTGCTCGGTTTAACGAGCCTTCTGAGCCATTGCCGTTTATTGAGCGCATTGCGCCTGGTGCGTTCAAGCGTTCACTTCGCGCTAAGAACGACATCAAATTGTTGTGGAACCATGACTCAAGTTCGGTTCTCGGTTCGACTCGGTCGGGCACGTTGCGTCTTTATGAAGATGAGATGGGTTTGCGTGTTGAGGCTGACCTGCCGGACACTCAGGCTGGACGTGATGCAAAGGTGCTGATCCAGCGCGGTGATGTGACCGGGTTCTCGTTTGGGTTTACTGTTCCCGCTAACGGTGACTCTTGGAGCTCAGACGGCACTGAACGCACACTGAAGTCTGTGCGCCTTTTGGAAGTATCAACTGGGGTTGCTTTTCCGGCTTACCCCTCGACGAACGGAACTGCTCAAGTGCGCTCATTAGAAGATGTTGTTGTGGCTGTCGGCGTTGACTATGACGCGCTCAGCATGGTGCTTGGCAAGGTTGCTGCTGGTGAGCCAATCACTTACGCTGAGAAGGAAGTTATGGAGTTGGTTTTGGACGCTTTGGTACCTGAAGAAGAAGCACCGGTTGAGGATGCGCCGATGGATGAGGCGATGACTGAGCAGAACGGCCTTGATCAGTTGGCGTTGCACCGTAAGAAGATTGCGCTCATGGAGTTGCTCGATAGCCTGTAATCCTCACTCTACTGAGTAGAGACTTTGGTATTCTTAAGGTATGCGTTTGACCGTTAGCGGCGATGCTAGGTTTTCCGTCAGCGGTTGCCGTTCATAATCCTTTCTACCTTTGGAGTATTCACAATGAGTGATTTCATTAAGGGCCAGACTGAGGAACGCGCTAACCTGATTTTTCAGGTTCGTGACATCCTTGATCGGGCTGAAGCTGAGGCCCGTGGCCTCACCGTTGACGACCTGGGACACGTTGAGCGTCTCGAGGCTCGTATTGCCGACATTGACACCGGCATTTCCGTAGCACGTCGCTCTGAGGAGCGTCAGGCTGAGGTTGCTGAAGCCGCTCGCGGTTTTGTTCCTGCTG